AAAAAAGTTTCTTCTGCTCCGGCGCCAATTAAACCATTAAAAGGCGGAGCGAGCATGGACGATGGGCCTTCCGATAAAGACGATATTAATACCTGGATGAAAAAAGAAACTGCCAGACTTAGAAAACTAGGAAAGATTAGATGATTAAATTAATCAAGAATAGACTTTTAGTAAGGCCAATAATTGAAGATATTACCAAGAATGGGATTTATTTACCGATTATAGATGAAAATATCCCTGCAAAGGGACAGGTTTTGTCCGTAGGCCCTGGTGAATGGATTACAGATGATTTCTTTCAAAAGACTGTAGTTCAACCAGGGCATATCATCGTTTATGGAAAGTATGCCGGAATGCCAATAACTCATGAAGGCGAAAAGTTATTAGTGATGAGCGAAGATGATGTCATAGCCATTATTGACATGGATAGTAAACAAGAGTAATTTATTTTTAGGTAGCCAATACCGTATCGTGAAAACCCCAACCTCACAAGTTGGCCCCTGGATGGAAATCCTGAATAGAATCTTTAAACAATTAATTATTTTAAACAGGAGAATTTATGTCTAACACATTATTAACGGTTAATCAGATCACCAGGAAGGCCCTGATGATCCTAGAACAGAAATTAAATTTTATTGGTAATATGAATCGTCAGTATGACAGTTCCTTCGCTCAAACTGGTGCTAAAATAGGCGACTCACTAAGAATTAGATTACCTAATCAGTATCTAGTAAGAAGTGGTGCCACACTATCGACCCAAGATACCCTTGAACAGTCTATTACTTTGCAAGTTTCAACTCAAAAAGGTGTTGACACCACTTTTTCTTCTGCTGAACTTACTCTGTCTATGGATGATTTCGCAGAAAGAATTTTAAATCCTGCAATGTCAGTTCTCGCGGCCTCAATGGAGGCTGATGCATTTAATATGCTAGGTGAAGTTCCTTGGCAAGTCGGATCTCCTGGTACTGTTCCTGCCGATCTTTTTACTTATCTTGAAGCAAAAAGAATAATGGATCAGAATTTGGCCCCTATGGACGATCAGAGAACTTTGATTATCCCTCCTATTTTTGAATCTAAAATAGTGGATGCACTGAAGGGATTATTTCAATCTTCTAGTGAAATAGCAGACCAATATCGAACAGGTAAAATGGGAAAAACTGCTGGGTTTAACTGGTACACTAATACCTTGATCCCTCGTCAAACTCTAGGATCTAACGTAACTGGATTAACAGTTTCTGGAACATTAACTTCTGGCGCTTCCACTATGAACGTAGCAGGAACATCAGCAGGAAATACTTTCAAAAAAGGGCAAGTTTTTACTGTTGGTGTAAAAATGGTTCATCCACAAACTAAACAAGTTATGGATCAGCTAATGCCGTTTACTATTACCGCAGACGTAACTGCTACCGGAGCAACTACTGCTATTGCTTTTAGCCCTGCTATGTATATTTCTACAAGCGGTGGACTACAAAATATCGATGCAATGCCACCAGCATCTACGCCTCTTGCTTTTTCGTCCACAGCTAATGCGGTTTATAACCAAGCTATAGCGTTCCAAAAAGATGCATTTACTTTCGCATCTGCGGATCTTGTAATGCCTCAAGGAGTAGATTTTTCTGCCAGAGAAGTATGGCAAAATCTTTCTATGAGAGTAGTTCGTCAGTACGACATAAATTCTGATAAAATGCCAACCAGGATTGATGTTCTTTACGGTTATAAGACTCTAAGACCTCAATTAGCTTGCAGAGTTGTAGGCTAGATTAAACACGTTTAAAGGGTGGTGGCCTAAAAATCACCGCCCTTTTTTTTGGAGGCCCTATGACTGCTATACTTGGAATGAAAAAGCATAATTTAAGTAGGACTCCAGAATGGTATAGTTGGTTCGGGTTAAAAAAGAGATGCATTAATAAAAATTCAATAAACTATAAAAATTACGGCGGTAGAGGGATATCTGTTCATAGTGATTTTTTAGGAAATAATGGATTTTTAAATTTCTTAAATCACGTAGGAAAAAAACCAACACCAAATCACTCAATAGAAAGAATTAAGAATGAACTCGGTTATGAACCTGGAAATATTAAATGGGCAACCCCATTAGAACAATCTTTAAACAGAAGAAAATCATCCATAAAAAGCTCCAATTTTAGGGGAGTTAGATTTATTAAAAAATGGAATAATTGGAGATCAACAATTACATTAAATGGACTAAAAACTAATTTAGGTACATTTAAAAACGAGATTGATGCTGCCGAATCTTTTATTAAGTCTTACTATAATCATTATAAAAAATTCCCACCTGAGTATATTCCGGTTAGATTCAAGGAGTCTATATGACAGGGATTGAGCTTATACGTCGAAGTTTACGTTTAATAGGGGCCATAGGAATTGGCGAAGCTCCAACAGCGGAAGAAGCTACGGATTGTCTTTTAGCTTTAAACCAGATGCTTTCTTCATGGAGTTTAAACGCTTTAAATATTTACTGTAATAAAGTAGAAACTTTTATTCTTCCTTCTAGTAAAACTGAATATACTTGGGGAATAGAATTAGATCCTCTTGCCCCTATTCAACCTGATTTTAATTCTCAAAGGCCTGATAAAATATTTAGGGCCTATTATAATTCAGCAGGATCACAGAGCGAGATTGCACAAGTTGATGATGAAACATTTTTAGCCAACCTAGATTCGGCATCAGGTGGAAGTCCATTATATTTTAATTATGTTCCATCATTTCCATTTGGTGTTGTTAAATTTTATCCCGCTCCAGATAGCGGACTAGATATTAGTTTTTTAGTATTTAAAAAATTAGAAAGAATTTTAAATGCGGATGATGAACTAATTTTTCCAGAAGGATATGATAGGGCATTGGCCTTTAATTTAGCTGTTGAAATAGCCCCAGAATTTGGATTACAGATACCTGATTCTGTTATGGGAATAGCGATTTCTTCTTTGGCTAATTTAAAGAGAATGAATATTAAATTTCCTATTAGCCAAACAGAAATTCCATTTATTCAGGGGATTAATACTGGAAATTTTAACATAAACAGAGGGTAATATGCCTACACAAGAAATAGATTTGACAGGATTTGACCTAAAATCTATTTCTCCGAAGTTGTCGGCCATGTCGCATATTAATTGTCATTATATTATAGATCCATCCCTTGAAAAAAATAAAGTCTTAGTAAGATTTCCAGGATCAGACAGATTCAGCCATGTTGGGGATGAGCTTGTTAGAGGATTTTATGGAGCATCAAATAGCGAAGGACTCTATGTAGTTCAAGGATTAAATGTTTTGGCCTTAACCAGAAGTGGATCTGTTAAGAAAATAGGACAAATAGGAACTACCGTAGGCCATGTAAGTATGGCCGATTCCGGCAGGCAGTTAATGATTGTCGATGGAAGGGAAGGCTATATAGTCGATATTACCGTTCCTGTTGATGAACAAACGGTAGTTAAAATAACCGATGCTGATTACCCTAAAACTTGCACTTCCGTTATCTTCCAAATGGGAAGATTTCTTGTAAATGTTGTTGGAGAAAATAAATTTTATGGATCTGCGATTTTTGATGGATTTTCCTGGGATGGATTAGATTTCGCATCCGCAGAGGCATATCCTGATAATATAATTAGATTGGCCAATGGGCCATCTGGAATAATTTATTTATTCGGAAATCAAAGCATAGAAATATGGGTAAATGATGGAAGTGCTAATTTTCCTTATTCCAGGGTATCAGGTGGGGTTATCCAAACTGGATTAATGTCTTATGAAAGTCTATGCAACGTCGAAGATTCTGTTATTTTCCTCGGAAGATCCGCTTCCTCTGGAAAAAAGATATTTAAGTTATCAGGACAATCAGTAACCGATATTACTACTGCCGAAATGACCGATATTATTGAAAAACTTAAATTTCATGCAGAATCAACCGCTTTAACCTTTAACTCTAATGGAAATCCTATATATCAAATAGCCTTTAATGAAATAGGTAGGGAATTTTTCGTTGATCTAAAAACAGGTCTTTGGGGAGAAAGAAAGAGCAGAAATAAAATAGGCCATGTGTGGAAATATGGTACATCCTTTGAATCTACACAATTTTTCTGTTCTAAGTTCGATGCGGAAATATTTATTATTAACAGATCTCATACTAAAGACGGAAGTTTTTACCAGGATTTTCAGTTTACTGGAAGGCATTTATCACAGAATGAGGAATATTTTTCAGTAAATAGTCTACAATTCGTAGTTGAGATGGGCCAGGGAACTGATGATGACTATAATAAAGCGCCCAAGGCCGTACTGTCTTATTCAAAAGATGGTGGGTTTAGTTTTACTCCTGAAATCCAAGGATCTATGGGGAAATTAGGGGACTATTTAAAACGTCTTATTTGGAGAAGATTAGGGACGGCCAATGATATAGTGTTTAGATTAAAGGTAACGGATCAAGTTGCAGTAAAAGTGATTTCAGCTATTATAGATTTGAGAGGATGATATGCCAGAATTAGTACCACAGCCAAGTGAAGTTATTTATGATTTAAAAGATAGGAAAACTAATTTGGCTTATTTTTTATGGTTCGATCAGTTACAGAAAAAGATAGTTGAACTTGAGAACAGAATTAAAGAACTTGAGGAGTAGTTATGGGATTATTTAATTCGGGAAGTAAGAAAGAAGCAGGAAGATTAGCAGGACTTGCTCAGTCTGAGGCTGATGCCGCAAATGCTTATCGAAGAAAAACTTACGATGAAAAAATCGCAGGCTATGATCCATATAAACAACTCGGACAAACTGCTTTTACAGATTTTCAGGATTATTATAAACGAGGTGGGATGAATTTTGATCCCAATTCAGTCGATGTAACTAAAGATCCTGGCTATCAATTTAGAATGGATCAAGGGCAGAAGGCACTAGAAAATTCCGCTATGGCCAGAGGTGGATTAATGAGTGGAAATGCCATTCGTGGATCTCAAGACTATGCTCAAAATTTGGCCTCTCAAGAATATGGAAATGCTTATAATAGGAAATTTAATGAATACTCCAACGAGTTAGCGAATAAAACTAATATGATGAATTGGGGAGAAGGCCAGTTAGATAAATGGAATCAAGTTAAAACCGAAGATCCTACCATAGCCGAACATATGCAGAGGGCACAACAATATGCTGCTCAATCGAGGGCCGCCGCCGCAAAAGGTGGTGGTATGCTTGGAAATATTGTAGGAATGGGGCTACAGCTTGGCGGTACTGCACTAGGAGGGCCTTTAGGTGGAATGGCCGGAGGAGCTTTGGCAGGAATGCTAGGAGCAGGGCCTGGGCCTGGTGGCGGTGGCGGTGGCGGTGGAATGGGTGGACTAGGAAGTCTATTTGGCGGAGGCGGAGGCGGAGGCGGAGGCGGAGGCTTCGGAGGACTTTTTGGAGGCGGTGGTTTTGGTAGTGCAGGTGGATTTAGTTAATAAGGAGTTTTTATGGCACAAACTAGAGGCGCACAATTTACTTTAGACGCTCTTAAAAGTCTTGGTGATATGTTCGCTATGAATGATACGCCCGATATGTATATGGGCCAAAGAAAACCTATGTCCCAAGAAGAACAGAATTATCAAATGTATAATTCTGGTGGAGCATTGAGTAGGATGCAACCACAGCCACAAGTTATAACTCCCGATAGACCTACCGGAAATTCTTTTGTGGACAGATTAGTTGGATGGGAAAGATTACCTGGCCCTGCTCAAGGTGGAATAGCATCAACAATGGAAGGATCTAGTAGCCCAAGCAGAAATCCGGCATCCGAAGGAAGGGGAATATTACCGGAAGAAGTTAGAAAAAAAATATTCAAAACTGCTATTAAAAATAAAGTAAAGGAAGCAGGGATAGATCCTAGCTCATTATTTGATCCTGAACTGGTAAAAACTGCAAGTGCAGGAGGATTAAGACCTGGCGATTATAATGCTAAAGGTGAAATTAATCCTGAACTATTAAGTCCCAAAGAAGATTTTAAAGGATCTCGAAGTCCTGGAGGTTATTCTCCTGAAAATATGCCAGTTCCAGAAGAAGCCCCTAGAGGAACACCGAATAGCGGAGGCGGTGGATTTTTTGGTGGTCTTGGCCAATTCTTTAATCAACCTGATGTGATGAAAATTTTAGCACAAGGAGTTGATAGGACTATAGAACTTCAAAATCCAGGTGATTATAGAGTCGGAATACCTGCTCAAAAAGGAGATTTTCAGAATAAACTAAACGTAACTTTAAGAAAAATGGCATTTAATGATTCCATGAATGAAGATGGATCAATAAATAAAAGTAAGTTAATAGCTAATCTGAATAAAAACGGATTTAACGATGAGGCCCTAAAACTCCAAGATGCTAAAGAAAAACTAGAGGCTCCATTAGTTAAAAAGTTTCTTGATATTTCAGAAAAGAAAAGAGAAGAGCAAGATAAAAAAGTAAATAGCGAAAAACTTATAGCTGATGCTAGGGCCAGAGGACTCAAAGTAGTTCAAGATGGAAAAGGTGGAGTTACCGTAACTGAAGATCCCAATGCAAGGTTAAATTCTATCGCTAATATTGAAAGAATTAATG